GGCTGATACAGAAGTATCGAAGATGTTAGTTCCAGCAGTCTTAATCAAGCCGCTAAAGTCATCAGAGCCAGTAGCATCATGATTCAAGATAGCATCGTCTACAGCGCGAGCGTGTGAACGAGCAACAGATTCAATCAGTAAAGGCATCAAGTTGATGAGAATCTCTTCGTCTACATGGTTGTCCATGAGAGTGGTAGAGATCAAACGGAATGCTTTCAATACAACCTGTGAAGGCTGTGGAGTAGCTCCGCCGCGAGTTGTCAAGTTACCTGCAGTAGCAGCGCCAGTCTGGAACGTAGCCAAACCAGTATCCTGCTGAATTGGCAGTACTTGTGCTTGTGAGTTAATTTGAATCTCACGGAAAACACTTGCGAGTCGTAGCTCACGCATGATTTCTTTTTCCATTTGACCAGATACTTCAGTAGCAATGTTAGGCTGTGCAGAGGCATAAGTTACGCCAGCTTTCTCCATAACACCACGACCGTATGAAGTGCCTTCCATGCCCTTACCAGTCATTACACCGAGAAGGTGTGCGTTCATGAACTCTTTGCCCCACTTAGAGACAGTATCGCCTTCTGAACGATCAGCAAATACACGCTTAGACTCACGCATCTTTGTGATTTCTTCGCTCTTCTCTTCAAGCTGCTGCTGGAAAGACTTAACTACTTCGTCAATCTTAGCGTCTTTTTCAGCAAGCTTAGCTTCTACATCGGCCATAAGACGATCTACGCCCGACTCAATACCAGTAGTAATAGCTCGCTCTTGAACTTGTTTAGCTTCTGCTTCGACTTGCGCCTTAGCTTCAACTTCTTGTGCTGCTTTTTCTTCTACAGCTTTTGACTCGGCTTGCTTCATTGCAATTTTAGCAGCAGTCTCTTCCGCCACCTTCTTAGCAAAAGCGTCCAGGTCGACTTTGTCAGTAGTTACTTCCGACATATTTATCTCCTTTTGAACTGACTTTTCAGTTCCATCCGGTGTATCACTAGCTTCAAATGAATCTTCATCCTTAGCCAGAGACTGACCGGCTAGATCTACACTATTAGTGAAAGTTTTTTTGAACTCATTATATTCTTCAATAGAATCAAACGACTTCGCCAGAGAGAAAGTAGCTGCTTGATTACAGGGTACGGAAACAACCGACACCTCAAACAACTCAGCATCCTTAATCTTTAATCCGTCGGTTTCCGATAAGTAATCAGCATCCTTGACTCGGAAACCAACAGAAAATGCTCCAAGAATGCCTTCTTTTACAAGCTGCGCAACATGATCTGGCGCAGACTTAGAAATTTTAGCCTTTAATTCAAGACCGTTTTCAGTGACTTTAAGTCCTGTAGCACGTCCAATAGGCTTGTTATAATCGTGATTGAAAAGAATAATAGGATTCTTTTCGAAGTTACCGAGACCGCCTTTAGTCCATGCTTCTGCTGAGATTGTATCCCCAGCACGATCGAAGTCGGCAGTACTTGCCATTCCACAAATGTGAACGCCACCGTCATCATCTTCATCAAAAGCCTTAAAGGTAGAAGTAAGGTTAAAGATTTTTTCCATCAGTCTTCACTCTTCTTTTCTGCTTTAGCAGGCTTGCTCGGAGCTACTTTCGGCTTCGGAGCAGGTTTTGGAGCAGGTTTTGGCTCCGGTTTCTTAACTAAATCTGGGTGGTGCTTTTTTAGTGCATGAAGTAAATACTTCCATGCCTTAAAACTTCTTTTTACTGAAGGAGGTGAAAGGGCTTCTTTTGCTCCTACAATGCCTGTATATGACTTATACTCAATATCTAGAGGTAGTCCAAACTCTTTAAACTGCTTGTACGCAATATCTAATACTGTCTGTTTTACTCGAACTGCCATTTATTCTTCTCCTTCTTCTGTGGGCCTACCGCCTTCTTCAGGGTTTGTTGCGCTTCCTGCTATATTTGCGGGGACTCTTAAATCGTCAAAACCTTCTATAGGCTCGAAGTTAATTGCTTCTCGTGCCTCGTTAGGTGTTATGATGCCGGTATTAACTAATGCTGAGTAATACTGAGCTTGGTCTCGTAGTTCGGGCTGAAGAGCAGGAATATTAGTTACGTCTTCGGAAATCTCAAAACCAAAATGACGCTCTAAAGCAAAGTTAATTTTTCGCACAATAGGAAGAATTGTTTCAAGGTAGTACATTCTCATATTGGGACGAAGATTCGCATTGTTTCCAGAGTCTAACATAATGGGAGGTATGCCAAGAGCTTTTAAAATAATTTTTTCATTTTCTGATATTGCAGATTGAAAGTCAAGCTCTTTAAAGTTTACATTCGAAATTGAATCTACTTCAATTCCTCCATCAAGAATAAGAGGTCTACGACCTCCAGCATCGGGTCTATAACGAGCAGTCCAAGACTGAATCATCCGTTCTTTAATTTTCTCTGACAAAGTATTTGGAGATTTAAGTACAAGACCTGGTACAGCCCCGTTCTTAAAAAAGTTGTCTTGAAAATCTCTCATATTTTTCATAAGTACCATTGTTCGAAGCGCAGGCTTTAAACGAGATACTCCACGATAAATAGAATAGAACGAATTTTCTTTAATATGAATAATCTCACTGGGAGAGTAGTTCACTGCTTCGTTATACGTGTACCTGTCAATATATGTTTTTTCACTTGCATGAATTGTCATTTTACTTGCAGGTAGATGGTAAAGATGTACTCCGTCAAAATAAATAAAGACGTTTCCATCTAGTATATAATCGGTAATTAAGTTTCTACGAAAAGTATTAATATCTTGAAAAAGATTAGGTTCGTGATTTAATAAAAGATTAACACGAGACCTTTTAATTCCTTTTACGACACTATTACCCGGGCTCGCAGCCCCAATAATTGCATTGATTTCTGCACAGTCATCTACAAGCATATTTACGCCACGATTAACAACTTCTAGGTCTTCGTAGGCGCGCTCATAGCTAAACGTAAATTCTTTTGAGGGAATGCTTTTTTCATTAAAGTAAGGCTGGGCTGGATTCAGCTTTTCTTCTGTATTTTGCCAAAAATTATACCAAGCCATGCTTCTCTCTTTGTATTCCTACCCAACGCTGTTGCTTGGGGGCTGAGTGTAGTGATGGGTTACGACCGTAAATAGAGTGCAGTTTCAAATGATGAGCATGACACAAAGTGACTGTATAATCATATAATTCTTCGATATGCTCGTTAATAAACTCGTCTCTAAATTCTCGAATATCTTCCATCATATAGTCTTGTTCTTTTACCCACTTCTGAAGAAGCGGGCTTAGACTATAGTAGTGATGAAAGTCAAGCTTAGTAGTTGCTCCGCATATGTAGCACTCTTCAGCTTTCTCGTATCTTGCTTTCGCTTTATCGCGAATGTACTTTACAGGGTCTCTTTTTAGCTCTTTCATTTTTTATACATACTACTTTTATTAACGAAATTATAACTTGGGGAAACTAAATTGTCAAACATTATTTTTGAGTTGGTCACCATTAGAACCCGCTGGAAGAAGTTTCAAATGAATAGATTGCATACCGTAACGCATCTGCCATGTGCGATGCCATATTATGTTTCGGCTTTTCACGAGCTAGATTAGGGTTGGGATCCCATTGATACTGGTCTAAGCAAGATAATGAGTGTGAACAGCGTTGATCTACCATCAAATTATCATTGTCAACAACAGCAGCCACATTAGCAATACCGTCAAGTACAGACTTTTTGGCATTGGTGGTAGAAATATCATAATTCTGAGCAAAGTCAAATCGAGTCTGCTGAGCCGCTGAATCAATGAATATAAAATCAATGTCCCACTTATCAACCAATCTCCTAATTTCTGTTGCATGCTGTTCAGTAGTTTTTTCAGCATCTAAGTATTCGTCCAAGAGGTAGTATTTTTCCTCGTCCCAGTCGTATGCCAAAACGCAAAAGGCAGTGGGATCTCTATACCCCACATCAAGACCTGCGAATATATCCATTTTTGAAACATCGAATTCTTCCAAGTTTTCAATACAGGTTTCGTGATTAAAGTTCCAAATCTGCCCTTCATATGTGTTGAAATCTGCTTCGTACTCTTGCTTGAACTCTGCTTCGGACATGCTTTTTCTAGCTTCCGTAACATCGCTTTCAGACATTCGTGGATTATCCTTATAAGTAGCACGAACAGATGCCCATTCTGGAAATTCATCACTAAATCCCCTATTAAAAAACTCTGCAAACCAATTACTTTTTCCTCGTGGAGTAGAGATAAATAAGGCTTTAGAGTTATCTTTGTCTAGTGTTGGGCGGAGAGCTACATTAAAAGCTTCCTTACCGTCTGCAAGAGCTGCCTCATCGAAGATAATTAAGTCATAACTTCTACCTACACAAGAGTCAACTTGGTTAACAGAACCCATTCTAATACTAGAGCCGTTTGTTAATTCTATTACTTTGTCTTTAGCATTGTCTTTTGCAACTTCTAAATCAAAGTGTTTTATAAGATTTCGTTGTAAGTCGAAAGAAATCTGAGACAAGGCATAGTTCGGGGACATAATTAAAATATGAGAACCGGGCACTAGCGAGACTAACTGCCCTATTATATTTGCAATATATGTTTTGCCCTGCCTACGAGAAATTGCTGCAGAAACAAATCGATATTTATTATTGTTAATTGCATTTATAATTGCCATTTGAGAAGGTAGAGGTGTAACGCCGAGCATCTCCAAATAAGGATCTACTGGAAGTTTGAGAAACCTTGTCTCAGGTAAAAACTCTACAATGTGTTCAGAGATTAAATCTCTTCTACTTATTTCTACTGCCATAATTATTTTTCTTTTGCTTTTCCTACGTTAATTGCGAATACATCAATGTACTTGTAAATCTTACTCCAAATCTTATCATCCATAGGAGTTGGAGTTGTTGCCGCTATTGCTGAAGATACGGTTACAATTACTGGAACCGCATATAATATATCAAATACTGTTAAAATAAAACTCATCATTTTTTACCGCTCCATGCTTGAGTGCCAAAAAAGGCTGCTACAATACCTGCTACAGATACAAAGTATACGGAAGCCATAGACCCTAGTATTTCTGCTGCTTGGTGAAGTCCCATAAGCTCAGTCGTCATTACAGTTGCAGGATACAACAACATGCCTGCAAGAGCAAACCAAGTCATATTTCTTTGAGCGTCGCGCATAGCATCAAGGTCTTCCAGCTCTTTGCGTTTAAATTCAAGATACATTTTCTTCTCTTGCTCGTCTACTTTATGGTCACCATTTACATCTGCAGGATGAAAGCCTGCCTTTTCTAGTTCCTCCCCCATCACCATTTCACCTTATCGGCCCAATAAGCTGCACTCATTTTGCCCTTTGCAATGTTCTTTGCATGACGCGCTTTAAAGCTTTTACGCTTCGCTTTCATTGCTGCACTTTCTCCTGCCTTTGGTTTGCCTGCAGTCTTAGCTCCCTTCTGTCCAAAACGAATTGTTTTGATTTTAGCCCCAACCTTCGCTACAACAATATGAGACTTCTTTGCATGCCCCGGAGTGCGCTTTGGTTTGTTAAACCCTGAAACTCCTGCTCTTTTTAAGCGAGGGTCTCTCTTCTTACCCTTTCTTTTTGCCGCCACGTCGCATCCTCCTCTTCGACTTAGTAAAAGTTTTTACCATAGTCGGCTTTCCACCTGGGTTACCTGCGGCTCTCTTACGACGAATAGCAGACTTACGTTGAGCGGCTGTCATTCGAGCAGCTTTTGAAGCTGGAACACACTTAGGATATTTTCCCTTTTTGGACTTCTTACGACCGCAAGGCATATACCCCCCGCCCTTTTTTGGGCGGGAAATATCTACCCACTTTTCTTTAAACCACTTGGTTAAACCACCCTTCGGCTTTGCCATTACTTTTTCTTTCTTCGAAGAATGGCTGCTTGTAAGGCTTTAGGCAGTTTCTTCTGCTTTGCAGTTAAACCCATAGATTTTTTCTTCTTTCCACCCTTTTTTGCTGCTTTAGAAGGACGCCCTCTTTTTTTACCGTAAGTTCCTTTACCTGCTGGCATTACTTTTTCCCCATGCGGTATTTACCGCCCTTGGCTTTGTAAGTTTTTACAAGCCAACCATTTGCGTAAGCTGAAGGATATACTGCGAACTTACGCTTTGCTTGAGCTTTCACTCTCGCGTACAACTTCTTGTTCGTAGGTACTGGCTTCTTTTTTGCTGCCTTTCTTCTACGAACTGCCATTATTCGTTTTCTAAGAAATCCTGCCCATTCTCAGTGACGGGCGTAGTCTTAGCGGGGGGAATTGTCCAATCCCTTTTAGAAGCTTTATACTCTTCTTGAGAAACTTGAGTTTTTACCCCGTTCTCAATTTTAAATATTTTTCCCTTTCTAAATTTAAACTCCATTAGACACTCCAAGGTACGCCGGACCCCGTAGTAGGGGTTGTCTGCTCTGCAATCTGTGCATCTAAAGATGCTTCCATAGCTGTTATCATCTCTTCTCCTAGCGCGGCCTGTACCCATGCGAGTAAATTAGCTTCTGTAATATCTGCCCAAGCTATAAAGGTATCCCCTGGAGCTTCTAAGCCCGCACTGCCATAGCTTCCTGCGGAATGCTCTCCCACAGTTTTTGTAACTCTCCAGTGTACGGTTGTAATTACGTTGCTATGTCCATCTTGCGACACATTATACTCTGTTGACTCAATTTTCCATTCCATTACTTAGTCCTCCTACGGGCTTATAGGCGTAAAATTACCTGTATATACCCAAGTATTGCTCTGGTATATAAATTCATACCCTCCAAGTGTTGCAATATCCCCTTCTTGTACTTCTGGAAAAGTTAATTGCTGTATTTGTGATGTAGCTTCTTCTTCGCTCATTAATAAACTCCTGTTGCATTCGATGAGTGGGACGATGCAGTTACCTTCCTATTTCTAAAGTCGTAGCCGCCCCATTGATTCCAATCTACATAAATAAAAGAGTATGATGCTGGTACATAACCTACAAGAACTACATATCCGTCTGATGATACATAAGCACTTCGTGCTATTAACCAACTTGTATCATTATGTACATTTTGGTTATATAAAGTTCCTGTCCAGTTATGAAAACCTGTCATTCCCATTGCTACTCCATTAGAACCTGTGTAAGCATACCCTCTAAAAGTAAACAGAGACATTGTATAATCGATATTGCCATTAGGACTTCCTCCGGCCCACAAATTAGTTTTCATATGTATATAGCCGGCTCCGGCATTAGAAGCTGTACTGTAGCAAAACCAATTTGCTATATGTCTTGGAGGGGTGTTATTATAGTAACCTTGCGATATACCGCTTGCTATGGGGCCTTGGACTTGCAGTACGACTCCAGCTTCAGTAACTGCGTCCGATGCTATAGCTGAACCTCCGAGAGGGAAGGCAGCGTTGCCTGAACTATCAATAGCAAAATCTGCGGCTGAAGAAGTCGGGTTGCTAGTAATTACAAATTTACTACCTCCTGCACTCCAATTGTTAGCGGTACTACCAATGTACCACGGTATTCCTCCTGTCTGACTATTCTCTAAAATTTGCGTCCAGTCGTCCCCGCCCTGAACATGGAGCCGGGCTTGAGCAGTGCTTTTTCCAATAGAAACTTGATTATCTGCATGAATGTGCATGACCTCATTCCAGCTAATAGTATTTCCAGTTGTTCCCGACACTGCGTGGGAAAATGTCATTTTGCTGCCAGTACCGAAACTTTGCTTCCAAGCAGTATCACTACTGTAGTAAGTCTGAGCTGAAGTTCCTCCATTTTTAAAATTATACCCTATATCAGGATAGCCATTTCCTGGAGGGCCTATTACAAACCTGCCGGGTAATAGTGCTTGTCTACCTGCAAATGCTCCATCGTCTATGTTTAGAACAAAGGAGGACGTGGGAGTATTTTCTAGCTTAAAAGTTCCGTTTGTAAACTGAGCCCTTCTAGTAGCGGTAAAGCCGGCCCCATAAGTTAGTGCCTGCGCAGGGTTTGTATAAATATTAATTGCACCATACGACACTTCGATCGCTGAAGGAGCCCATGTGCCTGTATAAGACGCCAAGAATCCGTTAGCTGAGGTATTAGAACCTTTTAGTGCTTGAGCAAGAGTTAGCCTGCCCCCATTGTTAGAAGTCCAGATATTGCCCAAGGATCTTGTAGAACTACTATGCCAACTAATTTGCGTACCACCCGAACTGTCGTTGCCCAAGTCTAGACGGCTTCTAGGAGTGCTCGTGCCAATACCTACGTTTCCACTAGTACCGGTTACTGTAATTCTGCGCTGGTTATTGGTACCAAAGATTAAAGCCCCTGAACCTTTATTATATAGAAATCCATCTCCTCCATTTACTTGATTCCTTTGGAGATATACCATTTCGGTAGAATTTTCACCAAGTGCTATTGTCGGGTAGGTTCCTCCTTTTAATGTAAGCAAGTTCCAAGGATCATCCGTTCCAATGCCCACGTTTCCTGTGGCGTCGATACGCATACGCTCGGTTGGCAGAGCAGCAGCGTTAGCAGTGGCAAAGATTAAATGACCCGTGGCAACCCCAGCGCTGTTTGCTTGGATATGCCCGCTGATTGCTGCCCATACTTCACTATTAGAACCAGAAGACCAAATTATTTCTCCTCCGTTACCTACGGTATTGGAAGGTGCATATAACCCAATGCCTCCCTTCTGTCCTAAGGTAGTAGTGGTGTCGTCCGCCAACTTTATTTGAAGTTCTCTTGACGGAGTTGTAGTGCCAATGCCCACGTTTCCTGTGTCGTCGATTCTCACCCGTGCACTACCGCCAGCGAACAGAAGCAATTCATCGCCCTCAGATCCGATACGAACTTTATAGTCTGCTGTTGTGTTGGTATCCTTGAATGAAATAGTAGACTGAGTGCTGCCGGAATGGAAACCGGAACCCACAGAGAAGCTGGGTGGAGCCATTACTTCTAAGTTAAGACTTTCATCGGTGGAGGTCTGATTGATGAGAACTCGTCCAGCGCTGTCGATGCGCATAGTCTCTGCTGTGGCGCCATAACCAGAGTTACCTCCTGTAAAAAACCCTACTCCTTCCCTGGAAAATAATGTTAATTTGGATGTAGAACTTATACCAATAGCAGAAAGTGTAGACGAACTAGTTATTCGACTAAATGCAATTCCAACCCCTAAATTGCTAGCAGTATTATGAGCTAATTGCCCAAACTCAAGTCCAAGTGTATCCGTTCCGGCATCTCTAAAGACCATTCCTCCAGAGTCTTGAGAGATGCCGGA